ATCCGCCCAAAGAATCGGCCGTTGTTAAAATGAATTGGACTGATAATAAATACATATCCAGTGAATTAATCAGCGAAAAAGACGACTTAAAAGCGCGTGATTATGATAAATATTTGTGGGTGTGGGAGGGTCATTGTCTTAAGGTCTTGGAGGGTGCGGTTTATCGTGATGAGATGCGACAAATGCGCGAACAAGGCAGGATTACAGTTGTACCTTATGAGTCAAGCAAGCCAGTTTATACGTTTTGGGATTTAGGTTTTGGTGATTCAACCGCGATATGGTTTGTGCAAATGGTAGCAATGCAATATCGCGTTATTGATTACATTGAAGATAACAGAAAAGCGGTTGATTTTTACGTTAGAGAGATACAGAAAAAGCCTTATGTTTATGATCGTCATTATTTACCACACGACGGAAATCATGCCAATTTAGCAACAGGTAAGACAATAAAAGAGATTGTCGAGGGTTACGGCTTAAAAGTTGAGATTGTGCCACAAATTGGCATTGATAACGGAATTAATGCGGTGCGTATGGCCATGCCTAATGTGTGGATTGATGAAAATAAGTGCAAAGAGGGAATAAAAGCCTTAGAGTATTATCATTACGAACACGACAAAAACGGCAATCGCAAAAACAGCCCTGCCCACGACTGGTCAAGTCATGGCTGCGATGCGTTTAGGTATATGGCTGTTGCGTTTAAAGAAACTGTTGCAATTAAGCCGTACACGCCAAAACTTTACGGCTCTAATAGTTGGATGGGTTAAACCATGAATTTTGAAGAAATTAAAAAGCTTATCGAAACTGACAAACAAGCGGTAAGCGAAAATAGACGCGAAATGCTAGATGACCAAAAATTCGCTGCTGGTGAGCAATGGCCTGATGCTATTGCTAAAAAACGTCAAGCTGAGGGTCGTCCTATTCAGACTATTAATCGATTACCAGCTTTTATTGATCAGGTTGTCGGTGATGCGCGTCAAAACCGTCCGTCTATTAAGGTTCACCCTGCCGAAGATGGCGATGTGGATATTGCAAATATCTATGATGGTTTAATTCGTGCGATCCAAAACGAGTCTAACGCTGATTTTGCTTATGATACAGCGATTGAGCATACCGCCACATTTGGTTTTGGTGCATGGCGTATTAAAACAGACTATGAATCACACGACACATTCAATCAGATTATTTTAATTGAGCGTATTGTAAATCCGTTAAACGTGTATTTTGATAAAAACGCACAGCAGCCCGATTATTCAGACGCTCGTCATGTGGCTTACCTGTCACAAATACCAAAAGACGAATACAAAAAACGTTGGCCTAAAGCTGAGGTATCAGATTTTAAAGACTTTGACGCTGAATGGCTTGGTCAAGATGACTGTGTGGTCATTGCTGAGTTTTGGTACAAAGAAGATGAGGAGGCAACACTTTATCTTGTGCAAGATGAGGATGGTAATTATCAAACAACATTAGAAAAACCACCTGTTTTTATTCGCATTGTTGACCAACGAAAGACTTATATTCCTAAAGTCAAAATGTGTATTTGTTCTGGTTCAGGAGTTTTAGAGGAGAGCGATTGGGCGGGGCAATACTTGCCGATTGTCGGTGTAAACGGTAAAGAGGATTTAGTTGACGGTAAGCGAATGCTGCGCGGTTTAGTGCGATTCTCTAAAGATGCGCAACGTATGTATAACTATTGGCGTACTGTTGACACTGAACAAAAAGCACTAGCACCTAAAGCACCTGTTTTGGTATCTGCAAAACAAATTGAAGGGTTAGAGGATTTTTGGCAAAAGTCATTAACAGATAATTTACCCTATCTTGTCTATAATCCTGACCCTACCGCCACCATACCTCAGCGTTTAAATGCAGGGATTGTGGACAAGGGCGCGAATGAAGCGGCTTTAATGTGCGTTGACGAAATGAAAAGCACGACAGGCATTTATTCTGCAAGTTTGGGCGAACAAGATAACGAGAAATCAGGCCGCGCTATTTTAGCCCAACAGCGAAAAGGCGATACTGCTAACTTTGCGTACTTTGACAACGTGTCAAGAGCGATACGATACACAGGCCGCGCTATTATTGACTTGATTCCTAAAATTTATGATTCAGCTCGCGTTGTTCAAATCATGGGTGCAGACGGTGAAAAGAAATTACAGCGAATCAATCAATTAGCCGAAGTTGACGGACAACAAAAGTTTTTAGATTTATCAGTGGGTAAATATGATTTAGTTGTGACGCAAGGTTCTAACTATGCAACAAAACGCATTGAAGCGTTAAATAGCATGGTCGAGATTGCTCGCGTTAATCCTGCAATTATGCAAATAGCAGGTGATTTAATTGTTAAGGCTATGGATTGGGATGGTGCAGAAGAAATTGCAGAACGATTAAAGAAAACATTACCGCCACAACTGCAAGATCAAGACCCTAACGGCTTGCCACCCGAAGTACAGGGAATCATCGAACAAGGCAAGGCTCAAATTGACGAGTTAACCGCAAAAGTCAAAGAGTTAGAGTCAGGTCAAGAGCTAAAAGAAGATGAGTTACGGCTCAAGAAATACGAAATTGATGTTAAAGCCGAGTTAGAGCTTGCCAAACTGTCGCAAGGTACAACTTACACGCCTGAGCAAGTACAAGATATTGTCAACCGTCTTTTAATGAATGCAGCTAGTCAGCCTGAGTTAGAAGAAACTGAGCAAGAACAACCTGAAAATGAGGATATGCCAAATGGCCAAGAAGAAGAAATGCAAATGATGCAACAACCGATTGAATTAGAGCAACAAACAGACTTACCCCCTGATTTGAATTTGCCTAATTTGACAAATAACGATCAAGATAATATAGTTTAATTACTAGCACTAGCTAGGTTCGCTGTGATAGCGCAATAGTCCGATTTCAAGGTATTTATCCCATGAGTGATTTATCTCAGTCTGCTGAAATTGTGGAATCAGCCCCACAGGTCGAACCGTCAGACGTTGAATCTGAACAGGTTGAAACTGTTGAACAAAAAGAAACAACAGAGCAACCCGAAGAAGAAAACGACAATGACGACAGCCTACCCAAAGGCGTTAAGAAACGTTTAGATAAACTTACACGTCAAAAGTACGAAGCACAGGCCGAAATCAATCGGATGCGTTCTGAGCTTGAACAATTAAAAGCTCAAACACAGCCGACAATTCAAGAGCCTGATATTGCCGATTATTCTGATGTTCAGTCGTATGCTAAAGCATTGGCCAAGTATGAGTTACAACAAGTACAAAGCCAACAACAACAAGCATACAACCAACAATCAGAAGCTCAAGCAATCGCTAATGACTGGCAATCTAAAACAGCAAAATTTAAAGCTGTCGCGCCTGATTTTGACGACAAATTCGCTATCGTTTCAAATATTGAATTTGCACCAAGCACCATTGCGGAAGTTGCTAAGCATGAAAAGGGCGCGGAAATCGCTTATATGCTCGGTCAAAATCCTAGTGAAGCTTATCGCATTGCATCTTTACCACCCATACAACAGCTTATAGCAATCGGTGAAATTGCAGCAAGTGCAAAATTTAATAAACCAAAACAGACCACAAGTGCGCCAAAACCTGCACCAACTGTTAATGGCTCTAGTCCTAATTCTGACCCTAGAGCGATGTCAACAGAGCAATATATCAAATGGCGCAATCAACAAAAGACCACTAAGAGTTAAACACCATGGCTAATAACTTAATTACCGGCTCAATTATCACCAACGAAACCTTGCGTATTGTGCATAACAACTCCGCGTTTTTGGGTAACATTAATACTGAGTTCGAAGACTCTTTCGCTAAAAAAGGCGCGAAGGCAGGTTCTGTTGTTAATGTCCGTCGTCCTGTGCAATTAACAGTTCGTGATGGCGCAACCGCAAACATTCAAGATGTAAACGAGACAACTGTACCCGTTACAATGGAAAATGAATTTGGTATTGATTGGGCTTTTAGCGATTACGATTTAAAACTAAGTATTGATGAATTTAGCAAGCGTTACTTAGAGCCAGCAGGTAAACGCTTGGCTGCCGAGTTAGATGCTCGTATTGCTACCCGTTTTTATCGTGGTGTTGCTAATTTTTCAGGCACGGCTGGAACAACATTAGCAACGGCTCAGGCTGTTTTGGATGCTGCTGTATTGTTAGACAATGAATCATGTCCTCGCGATGATGGTCGTATGCTTGCATTAAGCCCATTAGCTAACAGTAAGTTAGTTGGTGGTATGAGTGGCTTATTTAACGATCAAGCTACACAAGGTCGCCAATTAAAATCAGGCATGATGGCGACTAACTTGGGCGTTGACTTCATTATGAGCCAAAACTTGCCAACTCATACCGTGGGCGGTTTGGGTGGTACACCATTGGTAAACGGTGCTAATCAAGGTTTAATTAACTCAGGTTCTACAGACAACCCTTACGGCTCGAGCACATCTTTAGTGACTGATGGTTGGACTGCCGCCGCTGCTAACCGTTTAAAGCGCGGTGATGTGTTTACGATTGCAGGTGTTTATGCTGTCAATCCTGAAACTAAGCAAAGCACAGGCGCATTGCGTCAATTTGTTGTAACTGCTGATGCTGCTTCGGATGGCTCGGGTAACTTAACTGCTGTGATTTATCCTGCAATTATTGCTGGTGGTGCGTATCAAAACGTAACTGCTCGCCCTGCTGATAATGCCGCAATCACTGTTTTGACTGGTACAGCTTCAACTTCCTATACACAAAACATTTTATTCCATCGTGATGCGTTTACTCTTGTAACTGCTGACATGGAAGTACCTAACGGTATGGATATGGCAGAAAAAGCCATGTATGACGGTGTATCATTGCGGTTTGTTCGTGGTTATGACATCACAAATAACCGTCGTATTTGCCGTTTTGATATGTTGGCAGGTTACGGCTTGTTACGTCCTGAGTGGGCAGTTCGTATCACTAACTAATAACCTCTCGTTGCTCAAGGATGAGCATTTTTCTAAAGGTGTAACATGGTTACTGCTGATTTAATCCGCGCCACGTTGCGCTTAATCGGTGCTATATCTTCTTCTGAGACTCCCAATGCTGACGAATCAAGCGATGCTTTAGAAGCATTAAATCTCATGCTTGGCTCATGGGGTGCGTCTCGTTTCTTATCT